ATACTTCAGTAAGAACAGCTACTATTGGTGGATTAACATTACAAAACCAAAACGTATCAACACCAGGATCATTAACATTCAATGGTCTTACATCTGGAAGTGTTAATGTAAGAGCTGCTAATAATACAACAGCTTATTCATTAGTATTACCAGCGGGTCAAGGAGCAGCAAATAACGTTTTAGTAAACGACGGCTCTGGTAATTTAAATTGGGTTTATAACAATGGAGCTACTCCTGATGCTATTGGCTTTGAAATAGGCGGCGGTAGTTCTGATTACACACCACCAACAACGTTAGCATTTGTTGATCTTTCTCGAGTATTTACTCTTGGATTAGCTTCAGGAATTTCTAATTACAATGTTTGGTTAGCTGGTATTAGATACAATATCACTTCATCTCAATCTGTAACTCTACCTAATATTACAGGATTATATTTTGTTACATTCCAAGTTTCTGGATCAACACTTACATTAGTTGCATCTACAACACCATATGATTTGGAATCTCAAGTTCCTGTAGCTATCATATACTACAATGCTTCTGTATCAGCTCAACAATATTTTGGTGATGAACGTCATTGGTTGACCATGGATTGGAAGACTCATGAATATCTCCACAGAACACGCGGAACAGCTTATGCTTCTGGATTAGATATTTCAGGATCAACCGCAGGTTCAGGTTCTGCAAATGCAGATGCCCAAATTGGCTTAACTACTGGTGACATATATGATGAAGATTTAAAATTCATATTAACAGGTGCCGCTGCAGGAACACTACAAACATACATTATGTATCGAGTGTCAGCTGCTTGGGTAACTGATAATGCATCATTATACCCATATAAATTTGCTAATACAACTGCAGCTTATAATATCAATTCTGGTGGCAATTGGAATATTGCTGATTTAGGAAATAACAATTTTGGTGTCATGTATGTCTGTGGTACCAATGATCCATCACGCCCATTTATTGTAATTATGGGTCAAAATGCATACAATAACTTAACTCAAGCTCAAGCGGCATCTTGGTCTGATATGGATTTAACTGGAATTCCATTTACTGAGTTTAGAGTTCTATATCAATTAATTTTCCAAACAAATACATCTTATACTAATCCAGTCAAAGTTGTTCAAAAAGAATTTGTTGACTATAGAGGATCTGTTCTTCAATTACCAACTTCAGGTGGCGGTGGTGGAGGTGGAACAACTACAATTAACGTAGATACTCCAACATTAAATGCTTCTGGTCAAATTGTAACAAGTAACGCAACTGCAGGAGCTACAAACCTCACAGTTTCAGGAACCATACCTATTGGCAGTATTGTAACTTTTGTTAATTCTCCAACGGCTAATATTTATCAAGTTACAGCATCTTCATCATCTGTACTTAGTATTACTCCTGGATTAAGTGAGAATGTTCCTTCAAATGCGATTATTTATATTGCTACATTTACAAAAGTATCCACAACAGATTTCTTAGCAGGTACAAACATTGTATTAAGATCTATTGGCAATACGACTCAAATTAGTGCAACTTCTGGTGCCGTAAACTATAATGGTCAAGCGATTAGTTCTTTAACTGTTGCATTCCCATTAACAGGTACATATTCATCAGGGGATTTATTAATTTCTAGCCAAAGTGCTTTAGTTTATTTATCTCCAGTACAAGTAGCAACAACACCAAATTCTATACCTTTAACACTTTCTGGTTTACCAATTATTGACGGTTACCAAACAGTTGCAGGTAATAGAGTGTTGTATAAAGATCTACCTCCGCAAGGTAATGCAACATTTAGTGGATCAGTTGGTGCAGGCAGTAATCAACTTACCGTCAGTGGTGTTACTTCAGGAACTGTACAACCAAACCAAGTTTTATCAGGTGGTAATTTTAACACTGGAACTATTATTGTTTCTCAAACATCCGGAACTACTGGCGGAGCTGGTGTTTATGTAATCTCTCCATCTCAAACACTTGCAACATCTACAACTGGATTAACAGCAACAGGTAGTACACTCACATCTGCTAATTTTGGTGTGTATATTGCTGCATCTGGAGCTTGGTCTAGAGCATCTGATGCTGATACCTCTACCGAATTATCTAATGCTACGGTTGTTATTGGATATGGTACACTTAACGCTGGTGATAGCTATATTCAAACCAATCAACTTACTTCACTTGCTACTGGTCAAAATTGGTTGCTATTCTCTGATAATGGAGCTCCTGCACTACAAGGTGTATTAGCTTCAGGTAGAACAGCTAATACAACAGCATCTAATGGATTGACATTATTTAGTGATAATGCTTATCCATTAGTATTTAATAATTCAGGTGCTGGTGGATACCCTGCTATACAATTTAATGGCAGTTTAAAAATTGCTGCAGATACTCCACTTAATCAATTACGTCTTGGTCCTACAAGAGTATTTTCAGATACTTCAAACGGATTAACTGCTAATGCATTTAAGTTACTTCCGGCTTCAGGCAGCAATACTATAAACTTTGTAGCTCCAACATCATTATCAGCAAATGTAAGCTATACGTTTAACATTCCTGTATTACCTGCTGTATTTAATACACCTTTAGCAGTATCTACTACAGGTCTTGTATATTTCCCATCAGCTTTAAACGTTGGTAATGATGCTACAGATAACTTACAATTATCTCCATCAACAGTATCAAGAACTGGAGCAGGACCATTAACTATTGCTTCAGGAACTACAACTGCTGGTGTAGATAATATTATCTTTACAACGAGTGCTGCTGCAACTAATACTCTAACCATGAGTTTAGGTACAGGTGGTAATGCAACTATTACTGCATCCGGATCTGATACTAATATAGGTATCACATTTACAGCTAAAGGTAATGGGGGTATTAATAGTTCTGGCATCTTTGTAGCAGGATCAAGTTCAGCTAACCAAATTGTATTATCAGGCGCTGGAACAACACTTACTCCAACTGTATCCGCTATTGGATCAGACACTAATATTACATTAGGTCTTACTGGTAAAGGCACTGGCGGTATTGGATTAGGAACCAATTTTACTAACTATATACTTGCTCAAGGTGCTGCTACTAATAATAGTACAACTATTACTGCAACAGGATCTGATACCAATGTTACTTTAACTTTACTTGGTAAAGGTTCAGGCACAGTCAATATTTCTCCTGCAGCTCAATTCAATACTGGATTAGCTAATTATATCACAGCAACTGGAGGTGCTACAACAGTTAGCCCAACAATAGCTGTAGCAGGTTCTGATACTAATATTACATTAACTTTAAATTCCAAAGGTTCTGGAACAGTTAATATTGCTCCAGTAGCTCAATTTAATACAGCATTAGCTAACTATATAACTGCAACAGGAGGTGCTTCAAACGTATCTCCAGTGATTTCTGTTGGTGGCGCTACAAGTCCATTACCTTTAAGTCTCTCAGGTAAAGGTGCAGCTAGCGTTAATCTTGCTACTAGTTATACTAACTATGCTTCTGTTTTTGGAGGAGCTACAACGTTTGGACCTACCTATTCTGCAGCAGGAGCTGACACCAATATTGTTACAAATATTTCAGGTAAAGGTACAGGCGCAGTTAGAATTGGTACTCAATTTGCTAACTACTTACAAATTACTGGATCTGCAACAGCAGGAAGTATAGTTACTATGACTCCTACTGGAACTGATACTACAGTAGGCTTACTTATTGAACCTAAGAACAATGGTGAAATCTCATTCTGGTCATCAACAGCTACGCGTCATAGAGGTGGTGTAAGATTAGATTCATATGATGGAGGCCCAACTAATTTCTATACAGCCCCATTGATTGCTGCAGATGCTTCAACTCCAACCACAACAACAGCAGGTACTGCAGGTCAAGTACTAATATCTCGAGGTACAGGTAATACGCCATATTGGGGTAGTGCTGGAGGATCCTTCTTAGGAGCATTTACATCATCAGCCGTGATAGCTGGAAGCACTGATACTTTATTAAATTTCCCTTCAGTAACAAATACACTATCTGCTTGTACATACTCAGGTGGAATAATTACCGCTAACCGAGCAGTAACTATCTCGGTATCTATATCTGTTTCAGCTTCAAGTTTAACTTCATGTACTGAATTTGATGTTTGGATTTCTAAAAATGGTGCAGTTGGAACAGGAACGCGTTATGCACAACAAAATAAACTCGGAACTCTTACAGCTACCCAACTTATTACAACTTCGTGGACATTCCGTTTAGCCGCCAACGACACAATTCGAACATATACATGGGCTAATTCAACTTCTTCTTGGAACATTGGTACTGCTACATTTGGTGGTCAAAATACGCGCCTTGAAGTAGTGGAGATGATGTAATATGAACTTAGAGGAACTTGATAAAAAGCTCTCCGTACACGAAGCCGTGTGCGTAGAGCGTTACAATCATATCATCGAACGACAAGATTGGTTTCAAAAGAAAATCGATAAGGTTGAACGTATGCTTATGATTGTAATGGTATTAGTTGTTGCTTTAAATCCTAAAATTTTAGAAATGATATTGAAGGTCTTATAAATATGCGTTATAATAAGGAGTTAAATCATGCTTAGTTTAATACTAGGTTTTGCTAGTAGCCTAGTTCCAGGTCTTGTCAATCTATTTAAAGATAAACAAGATCGAGATCATGAAATTGAGTTAGCAAAGTTAAATTTGCAATATTCAGATTCATTAGGAAAATTGGCTCTAGCAACAGCAGAAGTTACTGCTGATTCAAATATTCAAGTAGCAACAGTTACTGCTGATGCACAAATTGTATCTAAAGCAGGACAAAGGATCATCAATCTAAACGCTTCTGTTAGACCGGTGATCGCTTATCTTTCGATAGGAGTTTTCATATATGCAGCTGCATTCAAGTCAGAATTACTGGCGGTTCCTCTGTTTATGGACGTTATTGGGTTTGTTCTTTCATATTTCTTTGGCGCAAGATGCCTTACAAAACGAAGCATATGAGCTTATGTATTCCCAAAACTGTGTCAATATAGTTAAGAGATTTGAAGGATTTAGATCTAAAGCATATCTAGATGGTCATACCCCTTTATGGACTGTAGGCTGGGGTTTTACAACTATTGATGGACATCCAGTCACAAAAGATACAGTCATTGATCGAGAAACAGCCGATCGTCTTTTATTAAAACAGCTTATTCCATATAATGCGTTTTTATTAAAAACAGTTAAAGTACCTTTAAATCAAAATCAAGAAGATGCACTTACTTGCTGGGTTTATAATCTAGGCCCTGGAAAGTGGTTATCATCTACCGCATTAAAGAAACTTAATCGTGGCGACTATCATGGAGCTATTGAATCTGCAAGTCGTTGGATTAGCCCTGGAACTGCAGTAGAAAAAGGTTTAAGAGCAAGAAGACAAGCAGAAAAGGCTTTATTTTTAGGGCAATTATAGGCGCTTTTTTGTGTAATTTGAGTGTAATTAGAAGTAGTATAACAATAAGGAGAATAGCATGTCAGCATGCATCGCAGGTAAAGTATATAAGCGTGGTGGTAATAAAAAGGTTGATGATATCGATCCAGGTATGGGCGGTAGCCACCCTGGTGTATCACAAGGTCAAGGCTTTAAAAAAGGTGGTCTTGCTATGTCAGAAGATGTAGCTCAAGATAAGAAACTTATTAAGAAAGCTATGACATTACATGACCGTGCTAAACATGGTGGCGAAAAAGCTACTGAGTTAAAGAATCTTAAATCTGGTGGCTGCACTATGAAAAAAGGTGGCAAAGCTACTAAATATAAAGCGAGGAAAAAATAATGCCTTTAAAGAAATCAACATCAAAGAAAGCTTTTTCTGAAAACATTCGTGCTGAAGTAAAAGCTGGTAAACCCCAAAAACAAGCCGTGGCAATTGCGTACTCAGTTAAAAGAGAAGCGGCTAAAAAGAAAGGTAAATAATGGCTGTTAAATTATCTGTAGGTCGTGGTGAAAAACTACCAACATCGAAAGGTGCAGGTTTGACTGCTAAAGGTCGAGCAAAGTATAATCGCGAGACAGGTTCTAATTTAAAAGCTCCACAACCTGAAGGTGGTCCACGTAAGAAATCATTTTGCGCTAGAATGTCTGGTATGCCTGGTCCTATGAAAGACGAGAATGGTAAACCTACACGTAAGGCTGCATCATTAAAAAGATGGAAGTGTGGATCATGAAATCTTGTTTTAAATGTAAAGAAACAAAGTCTACCGATTTGTTTTTTAAACATTCACAAACACCAGATGGTTTACATAGTTGGTGTAAAGCATGTTGTACAATTGGAAATATTAAGTCCAGAGCAAAAGCAAACTCAAAAATAGAAACAAGAGCTAGAGTTTTTTTACAAAATGCTAGAAAAAGTGCTATTAAAAGAAATCATGAATTCAGTTTAACTATAGATGATGTTGTTAATTGTTGGAATACTCAATATCAAACTTGTGCTTATTCAGGAATAGAAATGACTTTAGAAGCTGGACAGTTAAATACTGTATCCATAGAAAGAATAAATAGTGGCATTGGATATACTAAAGATAATACAATTTTAGTATGTCAAGCAATTAATAGAATGAAATCAAATTTTAAATATGAAGATTTTTATAATTTATGTTCATCGGTTGCTAAATTTTTAGGTGATGATCAATTAAATTTAAATGTAGGGGCTTATAAATGAAAAAACCAGGATTGTATGATGCAATTCATGCTAAACGCGAACGTATTAAAGCCGGTTCAGGCGAACATATGAGAAAGCCCGGTAGTAAAGGCGCACCTACCGCAGCTCAATTTAAACAAGCGGCAAAAACTGCAAGGAAAAAATAATGGCAAGTTCATTAACTGGAACATCCGGCACCGTTGGCTTAACCAAAGTCAACGTCCAACAAATGATCGACTACGCGTTTCGTGACGCAGGTCGATACGCTGAAGAGATCACACCTGAATTAACGTTAGCTGCTAAGCAAGCGTTATTCTATTTGCTTATGCAGTTATCAAATAAGGGTGTTAATCTTTGGTTGCTTAAATATGTAGTGGTGGGTGGTATGCGTAATACGCGTCAACTCTACTTACCTGTTGGCACGACAGATGTTTTAGAAGCAAACTACCGTTTACAAACACCTACAACACCAAATCAAAACCCTAATAATATATTCTCTGTTCAAACTGTAACGCCTGATGTGAGTTATACAATTCTACCTGGCGCATCATTATTAGCTACTTATTCAGAAAACACAACCCTTCTTAATGCAGGCTTTTATTCATACAGCACAACAGATCAGCTTATATTAGAAGCAAGTTATGATAATGTGACATGGTCATCTGTTGGCACCATTATTAAGAACATTCCTCAAAACAACTGGGGTTATATTCAAATTGACTCATCTCCTAATACACCATATTGGAGACTTAGAAATGCTGGAACTACAGCAGTTAAAACTTATGCTGTAAATCTAGCTAATGTGCAACAAGACATTCCATTGGCAAGACTTAACCGTGATGATTATTTTAATCTTCCTAATAAAGACTTTGTAAGTGATCGTGGTTTACAATACTGGTTCGATCGTCAATTAACTCCTATCATGGATGTTTGGCCAGTACCACAAGACGACACTCAAATATTCCAATTAGTGCTTGAATATCAAATGTATGATGTTGGCACTTTAACAAACCAATTAGCTATTCCTGATCGTTGGATTCCATACGTTCAAGCTAAATTATCTCATCTTCTATCACTCCAACTTCATGGCGTCGATTTAAATAAAATCGTATATCTTGAAAATATGGCGCGTGAACTCTTTGTTGAAGCAGCTGACGAAGATCGTGATAAGTCACCTATCTATTTCGCTCCAAACATTTCTTACTACACCATTTAAGGTAATCTATTATGCCATCAACCTCCGGTCAATCTAATATTAAACTGTACGGTACTAACACAGCTAATCGTGTTCCTACTACTAATACCCTAACTTCTCGTGAATTATTTATTAACACATATAATTCATATAACGTATCATCGGTATCCATTACATCAGGAGGTTCAGGTTATACATCTGACGATATTGGTAAAGTTTGTCCTGTTGTTTTTACTGGTGGTACTCAACTACAACCTTTAAGAATTGTTATTCAAGCTGTAACTGATGGAGTGATTACTCAA